AAAGAATTGACACTCTATGAAAACAAGTATAAACAGGAAATAGAGAAATTTGCAGCAATGCAAATTGGAAGACGAAGACGAGACGACTATACGGACGGAACGGTACGTATACCAATCGAGTCTCCGCCTCAATAACAAGGAGTAAATTATGGCAATAACATCAGCAGTGTGTACATCATTCAAAGTTTTAATATTAAAAGGTCAAATGGACTTTACAGCTTCGACTGGCGACACATTCAAAATTGCTTTGTATACAAGTTCAGTAACTCTGGGAGCAAGTACAACTGATTATTCCGCTACGAATGAAATTACAAATACATCTGGAACAGCTTACACGGCTGGAGGAGCAGCGCTAACGAGCGTCACTCCAACGTCTAGTGGAACAACTGCATTTTGTGATTTTTCGGACGTTTCATGGACGAGTGCTTCGTTTACCGCGAATGGGTGTTTAGTTTATAACACGACAACGGGTACAGGCACAGGAACAACTGATGCTGTAGCCGCCATTGCTTTTGGTGGAGACAAAACAGTTTCAAGCGGAACTTTTACAATTCAATTCCCAACAGCTGACGCTTCGGACGCTATACTCAGAATAGCCTAAGGAGGTAATTCCTTATGGCTTCAATTTGGGGTGGTGATGATCCTTCAGTAGCATGGGGACAAAATTCTTGGCAATCTAATATTCTTACCCAAGCCGTTACAGGCTATGGATTAACTGCATCTTTAGGAACTGCAATTGGCAACACCAATGTAGGTTGGGGTTCTGATCAATGGGGTCAAGGTGTCTGGGGTACAGATACTTTAACCGTGACACCTACTGGAGTTGAAGCTAGTGCTTTAGCAGGTCCCGTTACTTGGGGCTACCCAGGATGGGGTGGAAGTTCATGGGGCGGCACCTATATTTTAGAAGTTGCCGATGTAATGGGACTTACAGGAGTCTCAGCAACAGCTTCTCTTGGAAGTCCTGATATTAAATATTCATCTATACAAATACCAACCGGTGTAAGTTCAACTGTTTCTTTAGGATCTTTATCTATTAATGCTGGAGCCGATCACACACAAGGATTATCCGGACAAGTAGCAACTGCTTCCGTTGGATCATTTGGTTTTGCATGGATTGATTTCCCAAGTGGGGTTTCTGCTACAACTTCTATAGGAAGCCTTACAGTTACCAGTGTAGAATTAATAGATGTTACTGGTGTTTCTGCCACAGCTAGTGTAGGATCAATTAGTCCTACTGAAATGGCTGTGGGCTTGACAGGAGTGTCAGCTACTGGCAGTGTAGGATCAATTAGTCCTACGGACATGAGCATGGGATTAACTGGAGTTTCTGCTACAGCCAGCGTCGCTAATATGACAACGTCCAGTGGTGGCGGAATTTTTGCCTATGCGGATATTGACACAGGTTCAAATATTACGTATACAGATGTAACAGCACCTTAAGGAGAAAAATAAATGGCTTCAAGTTATAATAATTTAGGTATCGAATTACAGGCAACAGGTGAAAATGCCGGTACATGGGGTACCAAAACTAATACAAATTTAAATTTAATCGCAGAAACATGGGGATTTATCTCCATTGATATGGCGGCGGCCGACGTCACACTTGCAATGACAAGTGGTTCAAGCTCAAACGCCAGAAATTATATTTTAGAATTAACAGGAACATTAGCAGGCACTAGAGTTTTAGATATTCCAGCTCAAGCAGGTTCACCTGCAGCAAATATCGAAAAAGGATTTATTGTTGTTGATAAAACAAACAGAAGTGGTTCAGCTTATACTTTAACTTTTAAAGTTACAGGAGCTACAGGAGTTACTTTACGACAACTTCCACAAGACAAATCAAGTGCACCAGTAACAACTTTTGTTTATGATAATGGTACAGATATTATTGACGCCTCGAAAGACGTGGCCATTAGTTTTACCAATGGTCAATATATTGCGGATAATAGTGGAAATGAATTAGTAACCTTTGGGGTCGTAGCCTCAGCTGTTAATGAAGTTAAAGTCACGAATGCTGCAACAGGAACTGCAGGCCCAATTATTTCAGCAAATGGAGAAACTAATACTAATCTTCAATTAAGACCCGCAGGAACAGGAGTCATTACTGTAGGAACATCCGCAGCCAATGCTACTGTTACTTCCAAGGGTGCTCACGATTTAATTTTATCAACGAATGAAGGTTCCAGTTCAGGAACTGTAACTATAACAGATGGAGCCAATGGAAATATTACTATTGCCCCTAATGGTACAGGAGAGGTTCAAGCTACTGATCAAGCAGATGCAACAGCAGCAGTAAAAATTGCAGGAAAAGAAACGATGTGGATACCTGCAACTGCATTTTATCTTCCTACAACTAATCCCGCTGACGCGGCATCGGTTGAAACAACAGCACTTCGACCTGAATTAAAAGTTGTAGATTTTGATGCAAGTACAGCACAATATGTACAGTTTGCTATTGCGATGCCTAAATCATGGAATTTAGGAACAGTAACCTATAAAGTTTTTTGGAGTCCAAGTACTACGAATACGGATACCTGTATTTTTGCTCTTCAAGGTGTCAGCTGTACTGAAGGTGACACAGCCGATGTAGCTTTTGGAACAGCTGTAGAAGTTGAAGATGATGGAATTGGAACTGTCGAAGATGTACAAATGAGTGCTGAGAGTGGTGCAGTAACAATTGCAGGAACTCCCGCTGACAATGATCAAACATTTTTTCAACTTTTTAGAAACGCAGCAGATGGTGACGATGACTTTACTGGTGAGGCACGAGTACTAGGAATTAAATTATTCTATACTACAGACGAAGCTAACGACGGATAGGAGAATTAACATATGTCTTTTGGATATCAAGTTTTAGGATTTGGATCAGGGGGAGTATCTGGTACGTTTATAGAAGCAACCGGTGGAACAATTACTTGTTCAGGTGATTATAAAATTCATACTTTTACAGGACCAGGAACTTTTTGTGTTTCAGCGGTAGGATGTGCTGCAGGATCAGAGACAGTAGATTATATGGTCGTTGCTGGTGGTGGTTCTGGAGGAAATGGTTCAAGTGCTGGTGGCTATGCTGCAGGTGCAGGCGGTGCTGGTGGATATAGAGAATCTTCAGGTACTGCTTCTGGTTGTTATACAGTTTCTCCTTTAGGAGCTTGTGTTTCAGCTTTACCTGTTGCAGTAGCAGGATACCCAGTGTGTATCGGTGCAGGTGGAACTGTAAATCCTGCGGTTAATGGCGCAGGAAATAATGGAACAGATTCTGTCTTTACAGGAACAACAACAATTACTTCCGCAGGTGGTGGTGCAGGTGGAGGAGTTTATAGCAATCCAGCAAAAGCTGGAATTGCAGGTGGTTCTGGCGGAGGTGCCGGAGGTTATGGACCTGCCGCTGGCGGAACAGGCAATACACCTCCAGTAAGTCCTCCACAAGGAAATGATGGAGCAGTTGGTCCATCTCCACCAGGGACTCCACGAGGAAATGATGGAGGTGGCGGAGGAGGAGCTACAGAAGTTGGTGTAAATCCACCCGCACCTTGCACTGGAAATTCAAAAGGTGGAGATGGTGCAACATCATCAATTAATGCAACGCCTACAGCAAGAGCTGGTGGTGGCGGAGGTGGTGCTGAAACTGGACCTGCTGGTTCAGCCGGTGGAGCAGGCGGCGGTGGAGCTGGTGGACGTGGAACTAATGGAACAGCAGGAGGAGTAAACACTGGTGGTGGTGCAGGTGGAGGAGGTGGAGGATCATCTATAAGAGGTGGTCTAGGCGGATCGGGTATAGTAATTATAAGGTACAAATTTCAATAAAATCATGGCCCACTTTGCAAAAATAGCAGATACATCAAAAGTTCTTACAGTATTAACTTTAGATAACAAGGATCTATTGAATGCTGACGGTGTTGAAGAGGAATCAGTAGGACAACAATATTTGGAAAAACACAATAACTGGCCTGCCGAAAGGTGGATTCAAACATCTTACAATACGCGTGGTGGAAAGCATTACGATAATAAGACTGGAGAATTATCAGCAGATCAGTCTAAAGCTTTGAGAGGAAATTATGCAGGTATAGGCTGGACTTGGGATGCAGATAATAATTTATTTTACCCTGAAAAACCTTATCCTAGTTGGGTGTTAAATACGACAACAGCTGATTGGCATTCACCAATTGGTGATGAACCCGTTCTAAGTGAAGCAGAAGCGATTACCCACTATTATGATTGGAATGAAGTCGGTCAATCTTGGGATAAAAAATCATTTTAATATAGACAATTTTAAAAAGATAAGATAAACCATATACGGTGGATATGGATAAGAAAGTACTATCGGAAATAGCTTTATACTACGGCGACGTTGCAATGCCAAAAGATTGGGAAATAGATCCTATTGAATTAGCCCATCAAATTTTACAATATCAAATACATAACAAAAAATTTCCATTCTCAAGAACTTGGGATAAGTTGAATACCTATATTCGTGAACACATTAGACTTGAATATAATATTAACTTAATAAATAAAAAAGTGTGGGGTAATATTTATTCGCCTCATGAAACTACCGTTCCTTTATTAAATGTTGATCCTGTAGATTTAAGAAACTCTCCTGATTACACTTTGTTATATGGGGTGAATGTTAAAGACTGCAGTGTTAGGATTCATTATGATGATAATAGACGAGCAGGAGGAAGTTGGGATATGCCTTTAACGAATAATAAATTTATTATGTTTCCCTCTACGCAAATGTATTATATCACCAACCATCAAAAAGACTCATTAAACTTTATTTTAACTGTAACTTATGAATTTATCTAATTATTTTTGGTGTTTTAAATCTGCACTCACACCAAAATTTTGTGATGAGGTTATTAAATATGCTTTAGATAAAAAAGAAACCATGGCTATTACAGGTGGTTGGAGCCAAGATAGAAATTTAAAAAAGAAACCCTTAAACAAAGAAGAAGTTAGAAATTTAAAACATAGAAGAGATTCAGACGTGGCTTGGCTCAATGATCCTTGGATTTATAAGGAAATACATCCCTATGTCCATCAAGCGAATAAAAACGCTGGCTGGAATTTTGAATGGGAGTCGTCTGAAGCTTGTCAATTTACCAAGTATAAACTTAATCAATACTATGATTGGCATTGTGATAGTTGGGATAAAGTTTATGACCAACCTAAAACTCCTTCGCATGGGAAAGTTAGAAAATTGTCCATGACCTGTCAATTAACCGATGGTTCGGAATATGCTGGCGGAGAATTAGAATTTGATTTTAGACAATATTCACCTCAAATGAGGGATGAGGCACAACATTTAAAGAAAGTAACGGAAATATTACCCAAAGGTTCTATTATTGTTTTTCCTAGCTTTGTTTGGCATAGGGTTAAACCAGTCACCAAAGGAGTAAGATATTCACTTGTCGTATGGCATTTGGGATATCCTTTTAAGTAATGGATTTAAATGAATATTTTAAAACCCCTATA